GAATTGAATAGCTACTATTACATGAAGTACTTCGATATTAAGGAAAATGATGTAATTGAAAAGATTGTTGTCGAAGATATTACATCAGATACAAATGAAAAACAGCATATCGAAAAAGATTTGTTCTGGTTATATTCTGAAAAAGAATCACCAAAGCAGTCAATCGTATCTGTATTCAAGGCTGAATTCCCAGAATTAGCTCAGCTACCAATTCAGGAAGATTATGAAGCTCATGTTTACAATAATGAAATGAAATATGAAGAAGTAATCAGAGTTAATCCAATTGTTGCACAACCATCATCTTACTTATTCAACTCTGTTGATAAGACTTATGCAGATGGTTATACATTGGAAACTTCAACTGAAGATGAACCAGGTAATGGTGATATTGAACATTATCAATCAAACTTCGATGGTCAGTTTGTTATCGCATCTCTTGGCCCAGGTAAGTATGGTAATGATATTGGTGTATCAATCATCACTGCTGAATGTTCTGAAATCGAAGCTCTAAATCACAGAAATGCTTTCATGTGGAAGTATAAGTATGATGATGAAGACTTAGTTGATGCAGACCCAGAAGGATGGGATGAAAACTCTCGTGATTTAACTTGGAAGAAGGTATTCCGTATTAACGTATATGCAAAGACTCCATCACAGACTGCTAAGCTAGCTTGGGGTAATGGTATGGAAGCTTTGACAAAGGATCCAATTGAATCATGGTTTGTTTCTCTAGATCCATACGCTAAGGACACTGAAGGTAATTCATTGTATGCTCCAACAGTAATTAACGGTCATTCCGATTATATCTACGTTTCAAGAGCATCAGCATCTGTTGCTAAGGCAGGATCTAAGTATCAGCAACCAAAACAGACTTACGCTATCTATCAGTTAACTGGTGGTAAGAATTCTCAGAAGAATGAAATCAAGGAAAAGACTGCAGCATTGTCACTATATCGTGATGTTAACCTAGCAGATATTGATATTCTATTCAACTGTGAAGCAATTGAATCTTTCGGTGCAAGAGCTCAGAAGTATATTGCTCACCAGAGAACAATCGGTCAAATTGCAGCTGATAGAACAATGGATATTGGTGTAATTCAGGTTACCGCTAAGGATGATAAGACTGTAAAACAGATGGTAGCAGATGGTAAGCAGTTCTCATTCAACAACGGTACTTATGTAGCAATGTATGCAGGTTATGATAAATACTACAACGGAGACGTTGGTGCATGGATTTATCTACCTAAGTCAGTTGCAGGTGCATGCGTAATGGCATACTGTGATAACTACGTTGCAACATGGATGGCTCCAGCAGGTGTTCAGAGAGGTCAAATCACATATACTCATGGTCAGTTAAAGAAGCTAACCGATAATGAAGTTGGTGAATTGTATATCAACAATATCAATACATCAAAGAATTGTGGTCCAGCTTATGGCGAATGTCTATATGGTCAGAAGACTGCATTGAAGAAGAACTCTTCATTGAATAGAATTAACGTTCGTAGATGTTTGAACTTCATTGAAAAGAATTTGAAGTATGCATTGGAACCATATCTATTCCAGCAGAACACACCAAATACTCGTGCTTCAGCAAAGAACGTAATCGATTCCTTCTTGAATAGAGTAAAGGCTGGTGAAGGTATTCTAGCTTATGCAACTTCAGTCACTGAAGATAAGGATGATCCACATATTATGAATGTTTCTATTAAGGTTCTACCTGCAGAAGCAATTGAATTCATTGATGTTAAGATCTTTATCGAAAAAGATAAGTCAATGGTTATTGAAGAAGAATAAGAAAATTAGAAATAATTTATTAAAGTCTAAGACCAAAAGTCTTAGACTTTTTTATATTTTAGGAATAAAATTAAATAGGTAGATTATGGACTTTAAAGATATAAATGAAAAAATTGATACAGTAGAAGGTTTCTTTCAGCCATTAGACCAATATATTTGGGATTGGATTTTAACATTACAGAATGAAGAAAATTTATTTGGACATTTGGTAGAATTTGGAGTATATAAAGGAAAGAGTTTATGTAAATTGGCACAGCATCAAAAAGTTGGAGAACATATATTAGGTGTAGATTGTTCTTTATCATTAGAAGGGATGAAAACATCAGTGATGAACGCAGTTAAGAAAACATCAAATATATCATTGAATTGTGTAAATTTGTTAGATTGTATGACTGAATACTTATATACGACAAGATATACATCAGAAGGTGGAGCAACAACAGAATTTAGAAACAAAGCAAGATTTTTACATATAGATGCTGGTCATAGTGGATATAATGTATATGAAGATTTAAAATTGGCAGATAGGTATTTGTCTCCAAATGGTATATTGGTAATGGATGATTGGACAACATTATTCTATCCAGATTTAGTTGATGCATTTTATCGTTATATTATTGCAAATCCAAATTCATTTAAGATTTTAATGATAAGTGAATGTAAGATGTATGCATGTCGTCCAAAAGAATATTCAAATTATATTTGGAGAATGGAAACTAAGATGATACCATTTATGAAAGAACATTACAATAAATCAATAAAGATATTTAAGACAAAGAATTATGTAGATTCTGCAAAATTAGTTATCATGCATGAATCAGAATATAGTAAAGTAGATCCTCAAGATAATGCTATTGATATACTATTATAAATAAAGTATGGGAATACAATCAATTTGGTCAAATGATTTCTATGAAAAACCACCTCAACCATTATGGGCATTTGAGGTTGTTTGGAATCAATATTCTGATTTACCAGAATATGCACAAACTTTATTACATAAGGCAGCAACATCAGGAAAGATTGCTGAACGTAAAGCATCAGTAATACCAACATATTTTGGTGGTGTTACTTTTATGCATCTTGCTCGTGCTGATAATGCAGATCAATTGACTATCGATTTCAATGAAAATGAGAATTTGGATGTCACACAAGCATTACAAGCTTTATGGAATAGAACTGCAATGAATCAAGATTGGCCAGAAGGTGGTAAACCTGAAACAACAAATCCTATATATCGTTATCAAAATGGCGATAATAAAATTATAATAAAGATTTTAAAGCCAAATGATAATTATGAATATGGTTTAGATTGTGCTGATAATTTTGTATCTAAGATAATTACTTTCTATAATTGTAAGCTAATGCAAATTGGAGAAACAGAATTTAATTATACTTCAGATGAAGTTATGAAATTGAGCGCAACATTCTCATTTGATTATATGAAGGTGACAAATCCAACACAAACTATAACAAATGATTTAGCTGGAGTAATGGCATAGTATGAATTCAATTTGGGAAAATGGTGCAATCGGAATGGAGATTTTATCTGATCCACAGCCAGGATGGTTATTTGATATAACTTTCCTTTCTCGTCATGGAGAAGATATGCATGAACAAATTAAGAATTTGGTGCCTATCAGTATTGATTTACCTAAATATGAAACACAATATGTGACACAAATGTTTTTAGGTACTGAACGCTCTTATCCAATAAATCGTAAGTATTCTGGTGATACTACACTACAATTCTATGTTCGTGTAGAAGATGAAAATCAAGGTATCTATAATTTCTTAGCACGTTTACAACAGAATAGAATGGCATTTCCACATGTTGAACGTGATATGACTTTTGATACTATCAAACTTACAATGAGAGATAGAAAATTACAGCCTACTACAACATACACATATATAAATTGTATTCTAACAAATTTTGATATGGGTCAAATGTCTTATGAAGGTGAAGAAATGATTAAATGTTCACTTTCATATCATTATGATTTCTGGACTAAAGACAATCCTAATGAAGGTGCTGCAGGTGTTCCAGATGGAGTAGTTAATGCAATGCAAGGTGATCAATCTGCATCAGCACCAACAGCAAAAACTGGCGCTATTTCATTGAATAGTGGTAAAGCAAATATAATGAGTGTTTAATGGGTTTAACTGACGTATTATGTGATTACATATATTCAACTTTTCAAAAGCTAAAGAAAGCAATTGAAAAGATTGAAAAGATATGTAAGGAATATATTAAGAAATTGATTAAGGTAGCAGATGGCATAAAGAATGTCATCCGCTTAACTATGTCTGACGCAGTTAAAAAGATTAATCAGTCTATAGAAGATATTCGTAAGAATATAAAACCGTTGCTGATAGATGGTCCAGGAAAAATTCCTATTCTTTGTGATGATATGTGGAACTGTTTGGCTCTTCTACAAGAATTATTAGATAGTGGTTCTGCATTTTATAAATCAGTTAAAAAGAATGTATTAAATCAATGTGTAAGTGAATCTCAGAAAAATATAGCAGACCATTTAAGTGATTTAATTGGTGACTATACCAAGTTCAGAGATATTATCTGTAATAGTTCATTTGGTATTGAATTCTCTATTGATGCTATTAAGCTATCATTAAAGACTTTCAAATTAAGTGCTATTAACTATAATAAATTATTAGGAAAGAAATTGAAGATATTGAATGGCCAATTAGACACTTATCTTCATATTGTCATGGATCAAGGTTTATGTGATTTCATGAATGCATTGATTAGATTCTTTAACTGTGCATTTGGTACCAATTTCTCAGTACTTGATAGTGAAATTAACATTGATTTAAACCCATGTGCAGAAATTTCTACTGCACAGAACTTCTTCAATGATGTATTAGCAACAGTTCACTTAGTTCAGGTCGGAGATACTTATGAATTAGACCCTGAATTTAAGGCTTCAATTGTTTCAACCATTGAATCAATGAAGGCCATTTGTCAAGATGTTATAGATAATATAGATCAATTAAATCAGATTATGGTCAATCCTACTGAAGTAAAGGTTGGATTTAAAGGATATGAAAATTCTGCTCATGTATTCCCTGGTCAAGCGTCTGGAAGAGATAATAAGAATACATGGAATTCAACAGTATCTGCAGTAAATGGTATAAAGACTGGTCAATGGACATCAAAGAAAATGTATAAGAAGTATTTAACAAATAGTGATACTATTGTAAATGCTTTTTATGAAAAGAAGACCAAGAAGACTACAACATTGAAAGCTAAGCCAAGTAAGACAATTTATATCGGACTAAATCAAAAAAGTTCGGGTAATAAATATAGCAGATCTTGGATTTTAAGTCATACATTTATTGATGATGAAGGTAATGTATACGTTAAAGATGGATGTGATTATATTTTGTTAGATAATCTTCCAAAATATACTCCAGTAGACGTTCCAAATTATACTCCAGTAATTGATTATATGACTGATGGTTCAGATATTAGTAATGATGAAACAATTGTTGATCCTGATACTGGTGAGTTAATAAATCAGACTGAAGCTTCAATAAGAATTTCAGAAGATCCAAATTCAGGTTTAGCAGTTCGTTGCAAGCAGATTTGGAGTACTATAAATAATATGTATAATGAACAAAATATTGTTCGCAAATACTAACTATTTTAAACAACTTAAAATGAGGTGAATAAATTATGGATAATATAAATGATATTCTAAGAGCAAAAAGAATCGTTCGTCAGAACGGTTTTACAATCAAGAAGCCAGCACGTGATTACGACTATGAACGTGAAGATCGTATGAATTTGATTCGCGCAAAGCGCATTGTAAAGGATGCTGGATATTCTTATGTAAAGCCAAATGATGGTGTCACTGATAATGCAGATGATTTTGACACTACACCAACACGTAGACGTTATCAGGATGATTATGAACCACGTCCACGTCGTCGTGTATCAGATGATTTCGATGATTATGATGAACGTCCACCACGTGTTCGTGATGAATTCGAACCACCTGTTCGTCGTAGACCACGTCCAGTAGATCAGGATGATGATTTCTATGATGATGTTCCACCTGTAAGACGTCGTCCACGTCCAAGTGATGATGACTCATTTACAACTCGTCGCCAGCGTTTAGAACGCCCAGCTCCAGTAAATGGTGGAAATGAACCTAATTTCCCAGGTCGCAGACGTATGAGAGAACCAGTTAAGCCAGAAGGAGAACCAGCACCAGCTGCAGCTCCAACTCCAGCTCAGACAGATGCAACACCAGCTCCTGCAGCAAATCCAGCTCCCGCAGCTCCTGCAGCACCAGCAACTGAAGATAAGCCTCGTCAGAAGACACGTCAGGAAATCTATCAGGACATCGCTGCAAAGTACGTCTAATATAAATTAAATAATTTTATAAGAGGTGCAAAAAATGCGCCTCTTTTTTATTATTATAAATAAGATATGAACAAAGAAGATTTTGAATTACATCCTCATTATCCTCCACCACACAAAGATGGTTCATATCCAAGATATTGGCCATATTGGCCTCAATGGCCAGCAGGTTGGCATGGATGGAATGATACAGAACCAGCATCAGTTGGTCCTTGGGGTTGTTGTCCTCCTCCACATCCAGATGACTGTGTATGTGTGACTCAGCAAGATATTGATAATTGGAATAATATCAGTGCAGTATCTGCTTTGTCAGGATTGGATTTAAGTCCATTATCTTCAATAAGTGGAATGGATTTACCATATAGTGCAACTTTATGGAATTCATGCTATGAAACAGTATATGAAAATAGTGCAATGTGGAATGGTATTTCT